TCTTTCCCTACACGACGCTCTTCCGATCTCTATCTATGTTTAAGCAAAAATTCCAATAGGTTATGAAGATTTGGGTAATAACATCGCGGTCGTTTAGCGGCGACGAATATTTTGACCGTTTGGAGGAGACAAAGGTGGCCCGGAATGAAGAAGAGGCCAACCAGCTATTTGACCAGATGTGTAGTAGCGAGACGGACTGGTTTTGGGACGGGGTGGACGCTCACGGACCATATGACCACTACTACGAAGGTGATGATACCTATGTACTATCCAGCGAAGAGGCCGTGTGCGTAGTGTCGTTAAGGGCGGTGGAGCTACCTGACTAAAAACCGGCCGTAGTTTTGAAATGCGCCGAAAAATGTTTATATTTGTAGCCAGACGCGTGTAGGCAAATGACATTTTAGGTGCATAAAGCTCGGTAGGAAAGGCTGGACTGACTGAAAATCCATGTGTCGGCAGTTCGATTCTTCCCAGCACCACAAATATTACTGATAATCAGGCACTTACACGATTTTAACAAGGAATGTAGGCGCCTGATTTTCGTTTTAGTGTGGCCGTATATGTAGTCTAAAAAAACCGCCCACATCGTCATATGTAAAACTTTAATACACAAAGAGTTATGACGAGATTGACAAGCAGCATCGCATTTTATTGCCGCGAATGCAAGAAGGACAAGAAAGGCTACGCCCCGATTGAAGCCAGCATCATCATCAGCGGGCAAAGGACATTTATCAACCTGCCCAGAAAGGAACGGCCGGAGGAATTCAAGCGCCAGACCACAAGGAGACAGCAGACAGACCTGAAGACCTATTTGGAGGAGGTACGCACGCTATTCAACCACTACCAGACCGAGCTCCTGCAAAACAACCTACCTATCACCCCCCAGACGATAAAGGACGCGTTTAGAAATGGAGGTGTGGCATCATATACTATTGAGCGCCTATTCAACGATTTCCTCACCCAGCAACAAAGACGAATAGACCACGACCTGACCTACGCCGCCTACCAGAAATACGAATATGTGAGGAACCTATTTTACCGGCATATAGACAAGAAGAAGGAGGTAACGGCTATCACCCCCAGCGTAATAGACAATTTCTACATCACGCTCCAGCAAAGATACAATACAGCGACATCGGCCAGTCATATGACCCGTTTGAAGACAATAATAACCTACGGACTGAATGATGGTCATATGAAGATAAACCCGTTCAAAAATATCAAGGTGAAGCACGGCAAGAAGAAGATTGAATACCTAACAGAGGAGGAGCTGAAAAGGATACACGACCTGGAAATAGACAACAAGAGCCTGGCTGATGTAAGGGACGCGTTTCTATTCCAAGCGAGCACCGGACTGGCATATGTGGACCTACTGAACCTGAAAAAGGAGGACATCAAGCTGGACCCGGATACGAATACCTACTACATCACCAAGACCAGACACAAGACCGACAGCGAATACACAACCGTAATACTACCTATGGGCGTTGAGGTGTTGAAGAAGCACAACTATCAGCTCCGTGTAATAACCAACCAGAAATACAACCTATTCCTAAAAAATATCCAGGCCCTCGCCAATATCAGCAAGACCATGACAACACATCTGGCCAGAAAGACATTTTGTTGTCTATTGCTGAACAAGGGCGTGAGCATAAATACGGTAGCGAAATGTGCAGGCCACCAAGACATAAAAATAACCCGTTCCTATTACGCGACGCTACAAGAAGCCACGGTCATTAAAGAGGTAAAGCAAGCTATGGGACTTGTAATGAGCTAAAACAAGCCACAGAGCTCCCAATAGACCGTTTAGTCTGCATCATTTCAATAACAAAGAAATGGTGCAGATTTTTGTTTAATAGTTTGTTTTTTAGCTATTTAGAGGCTATTATATAAAGAAAGAGATAAAAAAAGCTTGAAAAAAATGCAGATTTTCAAGTTTTTTTCGTTCAACGCACTATTTATAGATGTAAAAGGAATAATAATAACAAAATAACATAAACATCAAAATGAATGCATACAGAAAAGCCGATTTAGAAGGTAGAAAGCACTTCGCAGAGGACTTCGGTACCTATTACATCACAGCAGGCACGCAGGACGATACAGACCGTACAGATGTCCTCGCCACCGCCATAACCAACCCCACAAAGATTTATACGATTGAGATAAAGGACTACACGAACAGCAAATACGAAAGAGGATATACCAAGTTTATTTACAAGGACAAGGGACAGACTGAATACACAGACCACGGATACCAGGTAGATTACGATAAGATTGACTATTTGGTGAGAATGTGGCACGAGGAGAACAGAATACCGATATTATATGCCCGTTTCAGCGATTATACGATTGTGTGGGACCTGCGTACTATCCCCTATAAGGAAAGAGCGAAGATGGTGGAGGTAAATGCGGACGGTCAGCACTACGGAGAAAGAAAGGAGCTCGCCAACCAGACCTACCTATTTATCAACGAGGCGAAATATAAGAAGCTCACCCAGAACTAATGAAAGAGAAAAATAACGATAACAGATGGTGTTTGGTGTTGATTTTGGCCCTGACCGGCGGAATGTTGTGCAGACGGTTTCTACTGGCCGGTTTTAGCCCGTTTCAAGCGCTCCTATTCACTATACTGATACAAATGGGCGTGGTCCTCCTATCCGTCCTCATCTACATCGTCTATATGAACAGCAAAAGAGATTGACACTATGAAAGACTTTTTACTAATAGCCAACATAAACGCCATCACCTACAAAGACTTTTTCCCGCTACTGAAAGAAGGAAAGGTAAGGGGTGGATACACTTTCAATAAGACTATGGTGTTTGAGACCCCAGAAGGAGAAATGAAAAAACAAGGTGGAATATCCTGGTATACAACCCTCCCAACAACCAACAAGAAAAAGCTCGTCCTCACCAAGAAATACAAGCATGCAGAATACCCTCACTACGATAACTATAACGCAATAAATGTCAATAAGGTCAAAGATATACCCTATGACTACGATTGTGTAATGGGTGTCCCTATAACTATTTTCGGCTATGACCTGGATAATGTTGAGGTAATAAGGGTAACGAATGATTCCTCCGGCAACCAGTCCTGCTATATTGACGGGAAGAAGATATACGAAAGGGTACTAATAAAAAAAAAGATTGAGGTAAGAGGAATATGGAATAACAAAAGGGAGGAAGCGGACTTTATTGTCAAGGGAACCCCAACCTATATAGATGAGAAGCACAAGAGTTTTCAAGGCCCGGTAGTAGATGGAAAAGCAAAATACGCACGGGTACTAATAAGAAGAAAAAATAGATTTTAAAAAATATTATAATACTGAAAATAATGAAGAAGAAATATTTAAATGAATGACTAACGCGGAAATCGTTGAGTACTATATGAATGACGATAACGGGGGCAACTTACCGAAGAAATGCGTGGATTGTCAATTTTCAAAGCTCGCAAAGACCGAACCCTGGAAATACCAATACAAGGACGACTTTTATGATGACCTGATAATAATACTACTGGAATACAACCACGAAAAGCTATTGAACGCCCACGAGAACGGTCATATGAATGCGCTCATAACGAGAATAATACAGAATAACATTTATAGTAAATCAAGCAAGTTTTATACGAACTATTTGAAGTTTGGACTATTGTCAAATGACCTGGAAGACCTGCAAGACGACACGGAGGAGGAATAATAATGGACCGAAAACTACTTGGCGAGCTGATTGAGGAGGAATATACCGAGCACAATATGGAGGAGGACGACGAGGTATATTTACTGAAAGAAGCGCTGAAAAATGCCCTGAATAGCCTGGAAAGAAAGATATACATCGCCTATTTGGAAAACGAGACCTATGCGGCGACTGCGAAGCTATTCAAGGTAAGCACCCCTACGCTCGCAAAATATGTGGCCGGTCTAAAACAAAAGATAATACAATATGTTGATGACCACACTAACTAACCTGCTACTGATAAACGCGATAATGACCCTGATACACGAAAGCGGTTTTATAGCATATGTTGATGACTGGATAAGCGACAAATACAAGTTTCACCACCTGCCCTATCCCGTAAGGTGTCTATTGTGCGGGACCTGGTGGCTATCCCTATTATACATCATCATCGCCGGACCGTTCAACCTGCTGACCATCTCCCTATGTTTATTGAACGCTCATTTAACCAAGATAACGCAACCTATCTTTAGACTACTGGAGAATATCGCGTTGAAGCTCATTTATCTACTGAACAAATGGCTTAAGCTTGACCAATAATACATAACTAACTGATAATCAACGAATGTTCTGGTACAAGCACGACAAAGACTAACAATAACAAGACAGAATAAACTAATAACCAACAAGATATGGCAAAACTGACAAAGGAGCAATATGAAAAGCTCACCGACTACAAGGACGCGTTGAAGAGCGCCTATAAATCAAGTTTCGTACGCATCAGCTCCACCGATTTCAATAAGGTGGCCGAGGTGTATAATGAGGTGTTTCAACCGTTGAGGAAGGGACAGATGGGGTGTAATACCTGCAGACTGAATGCGTTGAGAAAGCTCGGTGAATTGTACTATACCTATGTGCCCGAAGAGGAGAAGGTAGATGAGGAAGAGAAGACCGAGGAGAAGAAGACGAATAAGAAAGGTAGGCCGAAAAAGCTGACCGAGGAAAATGTGAATAAGGAATAATGCCCAGAGGTGTTGTAACGAATATGGAAGCCCTGATAACCACGCAGGAAATAAGCGACCGGATAAACGAAGGACAAAGCAAGGCACAGATAATAGCGTGGCTCCAGGAAGAGAAAAATATGACCTGGGGTAGCGCTAAAAATCTATACTACAATACGCTGAAAGAAATGGTCCCAGATGACGCGTACCTGCAAGCCTATAAGAAGAGCCTGGCCACCACCAATATGAGCCGACTGGAAAGGATTGTTGAGGACAGTCTATCGGGTAATACAGCAGACAAAGCCATCGCCCTGAAAGCTATTGACCAACTGAATAAGATGTGTGGGGCCTACGCTGACAATAATATAACCATCGCCCAACAGAATAAGGACGGAGACGGACAGATAATACATATAAGATTTGGAGAATAATGACGATTGAGTTTCCCAGACTGACAAGCTATCAACAAGAAGTATATGACTGGCTGGCTGACCCCTATAAGACGGGAAAGGTGGCGGTGATAAAGAGCGTACGCCAGAGTGGGAAGACTTTTTTCATCATGTGTGAGGTGTTGAAAATGGCCCTGGCTCACAATAACTGCATCAGCGCAATATTTGAACCTACCCTCGCACTATCCCGTAATGTCTATAAATCTATCTACAAGGCCCTGGAAAAGACGGGACTGATAAAGATTGCGAATGCCCAGCTACTTGAAATAGAACTGACCAACGGAAGCACGATACTATTCAAGTCTACGGAACAGATAAACAGAGGTCTAACAATATCCGGTGTCCTCGTACTTGATGAATGTGCCTACCTGGACGACGAAGCTATCTATTCAGTCCTCCCCCTCATCAACGCCAACAACGCTCCCCTGATAATAGCGAGCACCCCGTTTATAATGGACGGCTACTACTACCAGATGTACATGAAGGGACTGGAAGAAAACGATATGATAAAGAGTTTTGACTGGTCGCATCACCCGGAGACAGCACGATTTCTAACGGAGGAAAAGAAGGAGCTATACCGCCAGACTATGAGCCGCGCAAAATACACGACGGAGGTACTTGGCGAGTTTCTAACTGACGGAGGACTATTGTTTCAAGGACTGGAAAACTGCGTGGGACAACCGGATACAACATCAAAGACAATATATATAGGAATAGACTTCGGTACCGGAACGGAGGAGGACTATACCGTAATGAGCGTGATGAATAACAAGGGCCAGATGGTGAAAATGTACAGAACCAATAACCTATCCCCTACACAGCAAGTTGAATGGCTATGCGGGCTGATACTGGACCTGGCGAAGACCTACACTATCCACCAGGTACTATGTGAATACAACAGCATCGGTAGTGTCTATATAGATTTTATGAAGAAGAAGCTGGCCGGAAGGAATATCACGCTCACCAACTGGACCACATCAAATAAATCAAAGCAAGACCTGGTAACCAACTTTCAAATAGCCCTGGAAAACGGATATGTACAGATACTGCCAGACCCGGTCCTATTGAATGAGCTGAAAAAATATCAGGCTGAAATAAACAGCAAGACCAAGACCATCAGCTATAACGGGTACAAATGCCACGACGATACGGTGATTGCCACTATGTTGAGCTACTGGGCGTATAAAAAGAAGATGACCGGTTTCTCGTTTTCTATTGCGTAAATGTAGCCTAAACGAGATAACTATTTGATAATCAACAATAATACAGATATATATGAGACTATTCAAAAGAAAGAAGAAGGAGGAAAGAAAGCTGGGGTGGAATGACCTGACCCTGACCGACCTAATGCAGATAAAAAGCATAAGCGACCTGCAACTGGCTACCGAGGACGAGAAAAACCTGAAGGTGGCGTCCATCGTGTGCAAGATACCCTATGAGGAGCTGATACAAATGCCGCTGGAAAAGGTAAGGGAATATATGGACCAGACCGAGTTTCTATTGCACGAGCCGAAGCCGAGGAAGGTAAAGCACAGCTACATCATCAACGGTAGAAGGTACAAGCTATTGAAGAACGAAATGGAAATGTTGACGAGCCAATATATAGATTTCCAGGCGATATACAAGGACGGTTTTGACAAGAGACCGGGTGAGCTCCTGGCCGTAATGATGGTACCGGAAGGACACGAATATAATGACGGCTACGATAACGACCAGGTAGTGGCTGATATGTACGATATGAAGGTGGAGGAGGCCCTGGGAATAACCGATTTTTTTTTAATGCGGTTCGTGCGGTCAATAGCATGGACCAGGATGTACTACAAATGGATAATGCGGTGGAAAAGACTGACGGCAAGGAAGGAGGAGAAGGAAATGATGAAAGCGACGGAGCTCCAACTGAACCTGATACTGGACGAAATAAACTCTATGTTTGGCTGGATTGCGCAAAGGCGGTAGCCGAGCTGACACGGTTTAATTTTGAAAGGGTGTTTAGAATGCCGGTAATGGAGTTTTTCGCCTATGTAGCATATGTGAATTTTGACGGAAGGAGAAGGGAAAGGGAGCTGCAAAAAATAAATAGAAAATATGGGGCGCACTAATGGAAGACATCAAATGGACAAGGCTGGAACAGGTACTAAACGCGTTCGCTGACGAGGTGATTGCAAAGGCGAAGGAGAACCTGGCCAACAATAATACCAACGCGACCGGTCAGCTATCACAAAGCCTGGACGACTATAAGGACCAACGGGTGAAGATTGAGGAGGACCGGTTTCAGGTGTTCATCGCGCTGGAAGACTACTGGAAATATATAGAGTACGGAACTGGACCCTCGCATGTGAAGGAAGGTGTTGATGATTTTAATGTCGTCCATCTGGGAGTGCAGCACAGCGGAGAACCGACAGCACAATACTGGCCCCCTATTGACGCGATAAGGACCTGGATGACCAACAAGCCGGGAGTACCCAAGGACGACGCGTTCGCATATGCCGTTCAAGGAAAGATACACAGAGACGGAATAGAGCCCAAGCCGTTCCTGGAACCCGCTATTGAGTTTGTCCTACCGAGATATGAGGACCTGATAACCCAAGCTATTGAGGACGATGTTGACGAATGGGTAAATGGCGTTTTAGACCAGACCCTATAAGGCTAAAAAAATATTAAAAGGAAAAAGATACTATGGCAACGATAACAGCGCCTATTTGGAAAGATACCTATTATACAACCACCGCAGCAAGTGTGAACTATTCTATCAGGCTGGCCGGTGAGACTATTTTTACCGGGAAGGCCGTGAGATACCCAGGAGCGGACAATATGGACATAAATATCAACAAGATATGCCGCAACTACCTGGAAAGCGACATCGCCACCCTGCTTGAGTCTATGCCCTCGTCCAATACCAACCAGGACCACCCGTACAGCGAAAGGACATTTAGTTTCTATACCGGAAGCACAAAGGTGAATGACTATGTTTTCTACCAGGACTATTCCTATACCAACGACAAGCCTACGACCGGTTCATCTATCGTCGTTTCCAACCCTATCAACGGACACTTCGTTCCTGGAATGTTGAAGGTGAGGACCTATCGTGGAAATTCGTCCGTCTATTCAACCGGAAGCGCAAGCTCATCTACCGGACTGGGATACACGACAAGAGTGAAATGTGCCCCCTATGTACTTTATTACCTGAACAGCTACGGGGGGTGGGACGCGTTCGCTATTGAAGGTACGGGAATAAAGAAGGACGCCTATACCACCTACAAGACGGACCAGTCATACAACAATACCACGCTCCAATTTGAGACCAACAAATATGTGCAGGAGATAAAGACAAGCTATGAACTGAATACCGGTCTATTGAGCGACGAGCAAGCGGCTAACCTGGCGAAGAACCTGCTGGGTTCCATCAAGGTCTATCTGCAGAATATTGAGGAAGGGTGGATAAAGCCGGTCATCATAACGGACAGCAACGCCACCTACCAGACCTACCAGACGAATGGCCGAAAGCTATGCCAATATAAGATAAATGTACAGGAATCACAGAGCAAAATCCGTAAATAAGCTATGAATAACGATATAAGACTTTTTATCAACGGCGAGGAGATTGAGTTTTCCAGCGACCCCAAGATACTGCTGAACTACAAGGAGACCGAGCTGCACAACCCGACCATCGTAAGGAATAGTTTCACCAAGCAGATACAGGTGGAAGGCACGAACCGCAATAATGACATCTTCGGGCACATTTGGGAACTGACCCGAGTACAAGACGGCAACTTTAACCCTATCAAAAAGGCTGATTTTCAACTATTTGTGAATGGGGAACTATCACAGAAGGGCTACTGCAAGCTGGACAAGGTAACAAGAACGAACAATACTACACAATATAGCCTGACCCTATATGGAGGACTGGGCCAATTTTTCTATAACCTGACCTATGACCAGGACGACGCGGGTAATACCAAGAAGACCCTCGCCAGCTTGAAATACACTATCGTCGGTGATATGGGTGTTGAGCCTGACCTGAACTTTACTATTGACAAGGATAATGTCTATGAGGCGTGGGGAATGATTGCCGGTTTCGGTACCGTTTCAAATGACCGCTGGCGTGTGATAAACTTTATTCCGGCGCTGAATGGAATACCTGGCGATTTTGACGCGGCGAAGGTCCTCATCAACAACTATCAGCTGAACTCTGGCGGTGGCTCCGGTTTCGTAAATGGAAAGACCGTTGATGGGGTGACTTACAGACCCGTTTTGAATGGAGCGCTGAACCCGAACGGATATAGCCTGGGTGAAATGCCGCACGACCTGCAAGAGTGGCAGACAAGGGACCTGCGTTGTTATAACCAGAGGCCCGTCGTGTCTATGTACCGTATAATTCAAGCCTGCTGCGACCCACAGAATAATGGCGGCTATCAGGTCAAACTCGATTCGCATTTCTATCACTACAACAACCCCTACTATTTTGACAGCTGGGTGACTATGCCTATGTTGAAGGACCTGGAAGGAACGGGTGGAGGTGAGATATACGACATAACTGGAGCAACGATTTCAACATCAACCACGCAGACCTACGGAAGCTATATGTTCCCGGTCAATTTTGATACACAGACCCTCGGCTCCATAAATAATGTGAATATGGACATCAGCGTGCGGTTTATTCCCAACAGCTCCACGCAGGTCAGGTACCTATACCCCTATCACAACTACACATCAAGGGGAACTACCCTGCAAGGAAGCACCTATGTAAAAGAGCTTGAATGCAACCAAGGTGTCATACTGCAACTATTCGCGCTGGGTGCCGCCGGTGATGTCGTAGGCCAGTCCAAGGCCTATCTGCTATCTGGCCAGAAGAACTGGAACGCGAAGGACAAGGAGCCTATGTGGGCGTGGTTTTACGGCAACAAGATAAACGAATACGGCGTTGAGCCAGACTATGAATACCTGGAAGGCTATTTTAAGCAGGTCCTCGGTAACTATGTTTGGTGCGACAAGAACGGCAACGAACAGAAGATAAATGTCAAGTTTAGCGCCCCTAACGACTTCGCTACGCTGATGGTGAAGATTGCAAAGCCGTGGAGCCGTAGAGTGAAATATCTATTCACCGGTAGCCAGAGAGAGAAGCACGAGAGCTATTCGGTAACATCTATGTACACATCACGCAACTATGCAACCACCGGCCGTCATACATTAAGCGAAGCTATGGCACAGGACCGCGTTGATGGTAAATATGCGTTCGTAATAGAGAACTTTGAAGGCGTGGGTACCGACTATGAAGGACTTTTCTCCGGTACGAAGATAACGAAGGAAAGGCTGCTGACCACCAAGAATACCCCGTGCGACTATTTGTTGAGCTACTGCAAAATGTTCGGCCAATACTTTTACTATGACAGCACGGAAGAGGCCGACGACCCTGAAATGTACCCGGCCGGTGTCGTTCATATAATGGACCGCAATACATTTTACACGGACGAGGTGGTGGATTTGAGCAAGATGATTGACTGGGACAAGAAGCTTGAAATAACCCCCGCCCTCGCTGATACAAAATGGTACAAGTTTGACACGGAGCATGTGGAGAGCGAGCTGGAGACCGGATATAAACAGCAATTCGGCCAGGACTATGGGGCCCAGCTGGTGAATACATCATACAACTTTAACAGCGATACCACCAACCTATACGACGGAAATGTGTTTAAGAGCGGAATAATGGCGCTGGAAAAGGACAAATATTACAAAAAGACGCCAGCTGGACTACCGGTTTTCCAATATAACGGACTGAAATACAACCTATACAGCAGAACGAGCTCCACAGAAGAGTTTCAAAGCACCGAGATTGAATACCCGGTAGCTACGACTATGTATATGCAGACCATCAACCCGGACTACGAATACTATGACGCGTTCCCCAAGCTCCAACTGCACGGCGAGGATAACGAGGCTATTGACGGTGAAAATGTCCTCGTGTTTTTCAAGGGAAGCACGCAGGTGAATGCCGACTACTGGCTGACCGACGATACGCCAGAAATGGCTACGCTGAATGACGGACAACCCTGCTGGCTGCTGACCAAGAGCGAGAACGACGCCGCCGGAAGGAATATCGCAAAGAGAATAAATATTTTCCCGTTTTTCACAAGAGACCTGGTTTGGGCTGGCACCTACGGCAATATCGTACACAGTTGGAACTTCGGCCACCCGCAGCTCATATATAGCCCGGATACCTATACCACGGAAGGCGACAGCATCTACGATGTCTGCTGGAAGAACTATATACGAGACCTATACAGCGTGGATACGAGAAAACTATCCTGCTATGTAAAGGCACAGCTTGACGGAAGACCGTGGCCCTACTGGCTGCGTCGCTATTACTGGTTTGAAAACAGCATATGGCGACTGAACGAGATAAAGGACCTGAATATGGGCTCCTACGATACGACCAAGATGGAGTTTATCAAGGTTCAGGATATGGATAACTACAAGCTGGAAAGGATTGAATACCAAGGCACTAACCAGATTGTACTTGACCAGACCACGCTCGCATGTACGGGTGGAACTATCACCGGTAAGATAATACTGCAAGGTGCCGGTGGCTGGGCTGCTGCTGATATAATACCTGGACACGACGGCGAAGGCAACAACTACTATTTGAGCACCGACGATGTGATGAGACCGAGAAATGGACACGGAGCTGCGGTAACCAATTTCAGCATAAGTGTTCCGGCCAATACAGCGGATACGCCTATCAACTGGGAGGTGGCGTTTGAAGACGATTTGGACGCCTGGCACAGAGCCTATTTTACCCAGGAGACCTGCAATACCGCATCAACGCTCACGCTCACGCCGACCGCAAATACCGTTTATTCACCCGCGTCATCTATCACGCTCACGCTAACCGAGCAGAGAATAACCGGGCTGACAATAACATCAAATGTCGCGTGGGCTACGATAACAAGGAATGAGACTGCAGTCACGGTCACCTACACTAAAAATAGTGGCACTACGCCGAGAACCGCAACCATCACGGCAACCGGTCAAGGCGCAGAAGGTACTATGACAGCGACAGCGACCATCACACAGCAGGCGGCGGGCAATATAACGGTCAACCCGAATACCGTCATAATAGACTGGAATGACCAAGGACCGAAATCGTTCAACATCACAACCAACGATGACTGGACAAGTGTAATAAATGATAACTAACAAGATATAATGGCAAGCACCTATTTTTACTATTCACCGACGACCGGCACGGGAAATGCGCAGGTCACACTTTCGGCGGCATCAACGAATAATACGACCACCGATAAATCAGCGTCTATCACCATCACCAACGGGGTGTCATCAGCTACCGTGAATGTGATACAATATTACAAGCCGTACAAAATGCAAGGCCCGACATCTATTCCTGCAACCGGCGGCACTATCACGCTCACGGCACAGAGCCACTATGACATCGTGTTCAGGTCGGTACCGCTATGGCTCACCGTCTGGTCCGGCAATACACAGATACAGGAAGGAGCAAGAGTAAGCCTGGCGCCGAATACCTATGGCGTTTTTACACTTTCAGCTGGAACCAACGACGGGGCACAGAGGACATCACAATATCAAGGAATGAATATGAGCCACTACATCGGCGATACACTTTACACGCTCGGCGCCCCTATTATAGAATGCGTACAGCTCGCCAACGAAGGAATAAGGACCGATGTAAATCAGGTAGTGTTTGACTGGAACCAGACTACCGGCAAAACTTTCAGCGTAAGCGCAAATACCAACTGGACATCCACAATAGCGGACGATTAAGACTATGCCAAGCAATTTTTTCACCTATTCCCCGACGACAGGAACGGGAAATACCATCATAAATGTGAGTGCGAATACCCAGAATACGGGCACGGCGGACAACCTGGCGGCTATTACAATATCCAATACCGCCAATTCCGCCACCGTAGAGCTAAAACAGCTATACCGCCCGACTTTCAACCAATTCGCATCTACCACTTTTCCAACAACTGGAGGAGACATCTATTTTACTATCCACAGCGAATATGATGTGGTGTTTCGTAGTGTGCCCAGCTGGATAACCATCAGCTATAACGGTCAGCAATATAGTGAAGGCGAAAGAATATCGTCCGGCGTAGTTGATAACAAGACTTTCACGCTGACCGCCGAAGCTAATACGGGACAGTCACGCACGGTGTCAAGCACGATGAATATGGGGCACTATATCGGTAATACGCTACAAAACTATTACACCTACTTTTCTTTCCACCAGAACGGAGTAGTGGCACCTGGAAGCATCACGCTATCACCTACCTATATTGAGGTGAGCTCGGCGGCTACATCAACCACGCTGACTATGACGGTGGCCAACTGTACATTTGACCACATGACAACGAGCTCGGCGGGAACTTTCGCTATTACTGCGTCTGGTCCGTCAAATAATATCGTCACGCTCACTTTCCCGGCCAATACGGACACGGCAAGCACACGCGGCTACCTATCATTTTACATGTACGATACTGATGGAAGCGCATATACACAGACTATCACCGTAGTAAGGGCGGCAGCAACGGCGGCAACGAGAAATATGGTACTATCGCCTATCGCTGCAACCGTGAATAGTGGAGTGGTCAGCTACACACTATATGTTCCTACGACCGCCTGCACTTTCTGCGGTATGACCTACACCAACAGCAACGCATCGTTCCCGGTCACAGCTGTAAAGGACGGTAGCTACATCCGGCTAGCTTTCTCGGCTAATACCGGCTCACAGAGAAGCACGACCGTAACTTTCGCGTTGAAGGACGAGCTGAATAATACCTATAACAGAACTTTCTCGCTGACCCAGAGTGCCGCACCAACCCCTCCTACACCTACGGTAGAAGACGGGTACATCAGCACTACTACTTCGCTGGAATATATGGACGAAGGTATATTGTCCGTTGATGTTGATGTGTTCAGCTATGGCGGATATAACGACAGCACTTCGTTCAGCTTGACCACTAATATCACCGAGAACTATGAAGACCTGGACATCCAATATTTGGACGGCGGTACCACACAGATAAACTTTAAGGTCCTGCTATGGTATGTGAATGGCCAAGGTACCGGTATGGCGAGAGATTTTGACATCACGGTAGATTATGGCTCACAGAGCTCGGTAGATACGGTGACCACGGGTACGGAAGCGGTTTTTCCGTTCAACTATGAGGAAGACGCAACGGCAACAATAACCATCACGCTGATTGACTAACGAATAATATTAAAAGGAAAATGTTTATAGATGGCAAGCAACCTAAACGAAATACTAGGCCGTAATATTGACAGCGTAAAATCACTTAAGCTGGCTATCAAGGAGCTACAAGACAGCCTGGTGGGACTGGACACCGAGAGCAAGGAGTACCAGGATACCGCCGCCAAGCTGACCGTAGCCCAAGACGCGTTGAAGGACACCACCAGAGCGGGCGTAGAAGCTAACCTGGCGGCGAAGGACAGCATCATCGGTATGCAGAAGGAGTATAACAAGCTCTATGACGCGTACAAGAAATTAAGCGATGAGCAAAGAAACAGCGACTTCGGTAGGAATATGGCCGAGAGCCTGGAAAAGCTATCTACCACTATCAACGACAGCAAGAAGGAGGTAGGCAACTTTACCAGCAATATCGGTCGCTACGCACAAGGGGCAACCGAGGCATTTAGCCAGATGGGTGTGTCCCTCGGTGCGCTGCAGACCCCTATGAAAATGGCTGCTGGCGGTGCGAAGACCCTCGGTGCGTCGCTAAAAGCCCTCATCGCCAACCCGGTAGGTGCGGTCATCATGGCTATCGTGGTAGCTATGAAGGCCCTCCACGCCATCGCCGAAAGGGTAAAGAAGGCTATCAACGATAATGAAGAGAGCTCCAACCGTTTGAAGGTCGCTATGGCCACATTTAAGCCGGTGGTGGACGCCGTTTCCAACGCATTTGATTTCCTCGCTAAAATAGTAGTCAAGGTGATTGAAGGTCTGGCAAAGGTGGCGGAGAAGATAATGTCCGTGATACCTGGAATGAAGCAGGCTATTCAGTCGCATAAGGACCTGGCAAAGGCTACCAACGAGCTGACCAAGGCGACCCGCGAGGCAAATGTTGAGAATAGTAAGAAGCAGGCCGAGATTGAAAGACTGCGTGAAGAGGCATCAGCTACGGAAGATGTTACCGAGAAGAAGAGACTGCTGGAAGAGGCAAAGGCTATGCAGGCCGAGGTGGACCAGAAGAATATTGAACTGGCCCAGGAAGAGCTGCGTATAATGCAAGAATACGCTGAAAAGACCGCCAATAGTGCCGAGGAGAATGAAAAGCTCGCCGCCGCCCAGAAGAAGGTAAATGACGCTATTGCCCAAGGTGAAAAGAACCAGAGACTTTACAACAAGCAGCTATCCACCGTTAAGACCACCACGACATCAGCTGGAAGGTCCGTTGATGAATACAAGAAGAAGGCCAAGGAGCTATACGAGCAGCTGATTGAGGATAATAAGGACGAACTGACCAAGCTCACAGAGAAATACGAGAAGGAAAAGAAGCTCCTGGAAAAATATCACCTGGATACCAAGCTCCTCACCAAGAAATATGAGAAGGAAATAGCTGATATAAGGCTGAACGAGTGGAAGAAGGAGCGTGAAGAAATGGGTAGGGCCTATGATAACTGGACCGATAACCTGGCACGCTACTACAAGAACTGGAAAGCGACCGCAAAGGACAATACTGACGAGATACTGATTGACGCGGTAGTGTTACAGGACGCCAAGAAGAAGCTTGAAGAGTTTAAAAATGACGCTGAACAACTTTTGGGTGAGACCGGCGACGATATGCACGATATGTTCAAAATCATTTTTGATACCGCTGATATATCCAATATCACCGACTACAACTATATAGAGGAGATTTTGAACCACTTTTATACCGACGAAGGCGAGGCTAACAGAATACTTGACCTATTCCACACATTTGGAGAGGAAAGCTGGGCAAGTTTTGTTGAAGGTGTGGAAGGCGATGTCAAGGAGCTGAATAACGCGTTTGGCCTGGACATCAAAAACCTACCGGACGCAGAAGCAAAAGCCGTTCAGCTGGGTAAGGAAATAGCACAAAAATTCGGCGAAGGTGCAATTTCAAATATTGAGGAAGCTACAAAGGCGTTCAATATTGACATTTATGAGCAGATTTTCGGCGTACTTTCAAAAGATGACAGCGCTGCGGCCGTTGAAGCAACCAAGGAGTTTGTCAGCAGCATGGAATACGCTATTTTGGAAGGCGAGAAATCAGCACTTGAGACCGAGCTATCCGTTTTTTCCGGTACCACAGACCAGAAGCTTGAACTAATGCAAAGATACTACGAGACGGTAGCTGAACTGCGTGAAAGAGACCAAGCGCTGGCCGACCTGAATGACCAACGCACTATGGAAATGGTCAATAACCTGATTGACATGACCGATAACCTGGGGAACGCCCTCGGTACTATCAAAAGCTCATATGAACAGGTAGTTGACAGCGAGGTAAAAGCCGGTAAGATTGACGAGGCCCAGGCAAAGAAGAAAAAGGAACGCCTGCAAAAGCTTGAACAGGTACAGACCGCGTTCAGCATCGCAACCATCGCGGCTGACGCTGCAGCTGGCATTTTTAATGTGTGGAAGGGCTACGCTATGGAGACCGGTACCATTAACCCGCAGACGGCGGCAGCAGCTGGTCCTGGTGCAGCGGTAGCTCTGGGTGCGTTGAATACCAAGTCCCTCGTCAGCGCCATCGCCAAGACCGCATCGCTCGCGGCTACTGCGGCTGCACAAATAGCGGCTGCAAGGAATGGCCAGATTGCGTCCAACAATAACTTCGCTGCGGAAGGTGGCGGCGGTGGTGGAAGCGTGAGCGTGGGGGCTACCCCGGCCCTGATTGACACAACGCCCTATACCTATTCAAGGACCGTACAGACCGCAGAAGAGGAAGACAGACTGAATGCCCCTATTTTCGTCACCGTCACGGATATAGAGGAAGGCCTGGGACACAGAGCTACGGTAACGAACGAGAGTAGTTTCTAAATGAGGATTTTTTTCCTATTACACAAATAATTCTATTAAAAAACAAAAGAATACTATGACCTATAAAGGACTGCCAATATACGATATAGAGTTTAGTGACGAGATAAGCGTGTTCAACAACATCGCCCTCGTCACCGAACCCGCTATCAAGGAGACTTTTATACAGCTATCAAAGCAGGAAAATACCCAGATACAGCTGAAAATAGACGAAGAGAAGAGAATGGTTTCCGGTCCGGCCCTCATACCAGACCAACCTATCTACCGCAACCAAGGCGGAAGACAATTCTACATAAAATACAGCAAGGACACTATCGCAAAAATGGCCCTGAACTTTTTCAAAAGCCACCGGAATACGGAAGGAAATGTTGAGCATGTCGTGCCCGTGAATGGAATAACCTATTTTGAAAGCTATTTACTGAATAAGGAGCGTGGTCTGGCCCCCAAGGAATTTGAAAACCTGCCGGACGGGACCTGGATACTGACCGCGAAGGTGGAGAACGACGATGTTTGGGACCTGGTGAAAAGCGGAGAACTGACCGGTTTTTCAATAGATATAGCCGGTGTCCGTTTCGCAGAGGAAAAGGTGATTGACACGCTGGACGACTTCGTGGAATATCTAAACAAAGACTGATAATGGCAAAATATCTAAATAATAACTGATAAAAAAATAAGGTAAAAAATGAAAATCACACAGAGATTACGCATCGCGTTGAAAGCTATGTTGAACTTTCAAATGGGCGAGGTAAAGACCGATAAGGCCACCCTCGTTTTTGACGGCGAGGAGCTGAAAGAAGGAATGGAGGTCTACATCATCGGTGAGGACGGCGAACCCGTAGCAGCAGAGGACGGAGACTATACCGTTGAGGACGGAAAGGTCATCAAGGTAGTTGAAGGAAAGGTCGCTGAAATCGTTGACCCGGAAGCCGAGGTAGCCGAAGAGCCCGCCGAAGAGGTCGCAGAGGTCGCCCAGGAAGAGGTAGCACAGGAGGAAAACGAAGATGTAGCACCGGCCGACGAACCGGAGCAGGACGAGAATGAAGAGGCAACGGAGGAAGACCGCATCGCCGCACTTGAAGCACGCCTGGCGGAATTCACCGAAGGCCTGAACGCTATCATCAACAGCATCGCCGCACTTGAAGAAAGAATAGCTGGCGTTGAAGGAAAGCTCGCAAAGGTGGAAGAGCCCGCAGCTGACCCCGTAGATGAGACCCCAGATGTCAAGCAGAATGAGCACAAGAGCATTTTGAACTATCTGCGTAAGGACTAATTTAACGAAATAATAATAAAAAATATAAAAAATCAAAGAAGAAAAATATGGCAACAAGTTGTTTATCAAATTACACACTCCAGGGCGTCGCGTTTGACTGCAACGCTAACCTGGCTGGCATCCGTAATGTCTGGCTCACCTACTACGAAGACGCCACCGTCAATACGGACACAACCGCTCATACTGCGACCGTTACCCTCGGTTCAGGTGTCAACTGGTACAAATATAGTTTCGCCCGCAACAGCTCATCCCTGAATTCCACCCTCACCAAGGACGACGCTAACGGAACGCGCTACTACACGAATACCCTCACCCTCGTTTTCAACAAGCTTGAAGCACAGAAGCACCTTGAGGCTATGGCCCTCGCTGCTGAAAAGCTCATCGCCCTCGTTGAAGATAACAACGGTAAGGTCTGGGTACTTGGCGCTGATTCCTATGTTTCTGGTGTAAGCGAAGAGGTCGGTACCGGTGCATCAGCTGACGACCGTAATGGCTATAATGTTACTATTGAAGGCACATCCGCATACCTGCCGTTTGAGTACAGCGGAACCCTCCCTGCCTAATGAAAAAAGAAATAATAAAATAAAGAAAAAAAGAAGAAGAATACTATGGCAAATGTTTTAAACATCAACTCCCTCCCTGACTACATCCAGGAGCACAAAGACGAACTTTTCATCAACGCAGTCCTCGGCGCAAAGACCCTCGGCATCGTTGAGATTATGCCTAATGTCAAGTGGAAGGACGCACTTAACTATTTGGACAGCGAGGTCGTTCTCCAGGACGGCTCCGTTTGTGGCTGGAACCCGCAAGGCGAGGATACTTTCTCACAGCGTTTTATTGAGACCAAGGCCGTTGAGGTAGAGAAGGAATTCTGCTGGAAGGATTTTGAGAAGAAATATATGAACTATCAGCTCCTCTGGGAAGCCGGTAGGGAAAAGCTCCCGTTTGAGCAGAAGATTGCTGAAAGCAATATGAACGCTATCCAGGAAGCCGTTGAGGACCTGGTTTGGAAGGGCGACGCTACCCTCGGCATCTCCGGTTTCGTAGCTGACGCACGCGCAGAAGGTGAGACCGTTGAATTCGCTACCGGCGCTACCGCAAGCGAGAAGATTGACGCTATCGTCGCTGCACTTTCGTTCAAAATGTTGAAGAAGGGCGTGAATATCTATGTTTCCCCTACCGATTTCCGTTCCTACATCCAGGAGCAGAATGGTGCCTGCTGCAACAACAAGCCCGTCCTTGACGCCGCTGCTGAAAGCATCACCTACTTCGGCGACAGTCGCATTAAGATTATTCCGGTCCTCGGCCTTGAAGGTGCCAACGCTATCGTAGCTGCAACCGCCGACGCGCTCGTTTATGCGACCGATGTTGAAGGAAGCGAGAAGACCTACAGGCTCTGGTTTGACGAGAAGGAAGAGAAATTTATGTTCCGTGTCCTTTTCCGTGCCGGTACCGCTATCAAGTTCCCTGATGAGGTCGTCCTCGGTGAGTAAGCTTGATATAGGCTAAAAAGAATGCCAGGTATAGTGCCTGGCATTTTTTGTTTTCATACGGTAAATAAGGACTAAAATATATTAAAAACAAAAAACAATATGAAGATTTATAATATCATCAACATTCCCAAGGGGCTATCGCAGGAAATAGAATGCGACTGCCGTGAGGAGTACAACAGCGGATATACCGAAGGCCTGGAAGAAGGATTTGACAAGGGCTATGATTCCGGCTATACTGATGGTGCCGAAAGCGTTGATTGTGAGGACTTTTACGACAGCGGCTATACGGACGGGTACGAGAGCGGATACACGAGTGGATATACCGACGGCCAGGAGAGCGTTGATTGTACCGATTTCTATAACAGCGGCGTAATGACGGATACGCAAGCGGATACACGAGTGGTAGGACAGACGGATATGACGACGGCTGGCAACCTGGCTATGACAGCGGTTTTACTGATGGTGGTGAGGCCGGATATGACAGCGGCTATACATCTGGTCATACGGACGGCTACCAAGAAGGATATGATTCGGGTAATACCGACGGTTTTGAGACTGGATATGACAGCGGAAGGACTGACGGATACGACGAAGGCTATGCATCAGGTACTATGGACGGTGAAGCAACCCAGAAGGCGAAGCTGA